CGGTGGCGGAGGTGTACCAGGAGGAGCTGGAGGCGGTGGTGTACCAGGAGGTGCTGGAGGTGGAGGAGATGCGGGTGGCGGTGGTGGTGTAGCTGGTCCTTGAGTAGTTCTCATGGTTACCAGATAATTTGTACCGTCACTATTTGTTACTTTGATGGTATAAGGTTTGCCGCCCGGATCTACCTCTAATTTTGTTGCTATTGTACTTGTACCAGTTCCGAACACACTTATGGTTCCGTCTGGTAACACATTTACACCAGCACCAATTTTTACACCTCCCAACACAGTTGCGCTTGCAATAGGCAACACATAAGGAGGTAACACTGTTCCGGGAGCACCAGTAGCACCCTGAGGACCTGTTGGTCCAGTTAGACCATTTGGCCCTGTTGGTCCCATAGGACCTTGTTGGCTTAATACGCTAACAACACCAGTTTTAGGATCTATTGTTAACCCGCTACCAATTCGAATACCGCCAATAGTAGTATCGCTAGCAATAGGCAGAACATAGTTGCCGCTGCTTCCTCCAGGAATTGCAGCCCAACTTAAATTGCTACCGTTGGTTGTTAAAAATTTCCCACTTTGTCCAGTCTGAGATGGTAATATAACTCCGGTGCCAAGTGGACCACTACCAATAATATGGCCACCAGGTGTTGCACCATCGTGTAATCTCAATGCCCAATTATCAATATCTACAGTGATTTCGCCTACCGCACCAATGTATTGGTCGTTAGCACCTGAACCAGCGCGGCGTAATTGCACCATAGTTGTCATAGAAATATCCCAATCAAAGAATATTTATAGTAGGCTGGGACGCTAAACAGTTTTATATTCCTAATTTTGTTTTTAATATTTGTATATCTGCTTGTAGTGCTGCAATTTCACTGTCTTTTTCAGCTTTTAATTCTTGAAACGCTTTAATAAGACTAGGCACAATTTCTGCTTTGTTTAATCGGTAAGATGGTTTAGCTGGATCTCCATACGGTGGATGCGTGATAGCCCAAACTGCATCAGGCACCAACGGCTTCACATCCTGGGCAATTAACCCTGTGTGCATTTCACCATCGTTTTCACGCAATCCGTCACGCCATTTAAAATCCACAACCTGTAAATTTAATATCACATTCATACCGTTCAAGATGGTAGGAGTAATATTTTCTTTATCATTTCGATCACTGCGCAAATGATCACTTGGACTAGCAGTAGGATATGTTTCTGCACTAAAGATGGATGTACCAAATCCGCCGTAGCCCTGATGGTATCCGCTTTCTACGTCGTAGATAGCAAAGTTTCCGTCTCCTTGGAAACTGGCAACACGGCGACTGGGATTTCCCAAATAGTCAGTGCGCCCATAATGAATGTTAAAATTGGTGCACCAAAAATTAATTGTTTCCGAAACTGGGTCTGCACTCACATTACCCAAAGTACCACTGAAAGCACCAGCGCCGCCAGTGGAATTAATGGTCACAGCACCTAACCCACTGCTTGGGTTTAAAGTTATACCGCTACCAGCAACTATCCGGCTTACTCCGCCGCCTGCACCACCACCAACAGCATGCCCGCCAGCAGTTGCACCATCATGGATTCTTAAATTCCAGTTGGTTTCATCAATGGTAATCTCACCAGCTGAACCGGTAAATCCATTGTTAGCTGAAACATTTGCTCTGCGAAATTTTACTGTGGTTGGCATATTGGATCCTTACCAAAATATTTATCTGTTAAAAACTACCCAGATCCACAGTATATATTCTATATGGTGGGGTTGCCTGCATATCATAGTGATCGTTAGCTAGTTCTACTGGGCCAAGAGTTTGATAATCAAAATCAGGGCCGTTCCAATCTCCCAACGGGAACAAATAATCGTAACCTTGGAAGTTGGCTAATGGATTATCAAAACGTAGGTTACCGCTGCCGTCTGTAACCACATATTGACCATCAGCTCCGCCTTGGATTTTTACATTGATAATATTGCCCATGTAACTTTGTTTTTGCATGGTCACGCTGCCGGTTACAGTCACGTTACCATGTGAATCCAAATTCAACTTATAAGCACCTGTGGTACCAATATTAATTTCGCCATTTACGTGGGTGTTATAAATTCCTAGATTTTTAATATTGCCGTCGCCTAGACCTACAGCAATGTTAGCAACTTGAAAATTGTTGCGATCATAGAAATTAATAGCACCGTTTATATCACCGCCCATTACAGCAGCACCGTTTGCTACATAAAGTTTTCTACCAACATTTATGTCATGACCAACTGCTAGACCATAATCAATTATTGCTGCGCCGTTTGAACTGTTGGTACTATCTACAGGACCGCGCACTCTCAGTGTTAAAATATCAAGGTTATTGGTTATTAAAGTTCCTTCCACAGTTAAATTATTGTGGAATACACCATCAGCACCCTGTAGTTCAAAAGGAGTGTACACTGTGTTGCTTTTTTTAGTAACAAATGCTATCTTAGCATTGTTTACAGTGTTGATCAACTGTAAATTATCATTAAAGATATTAAATTTAGCTTGCCCGCTTGCACCTAAATTAATACCCACATTGTTTTGTACGCTTAAACTACCCAATGTACCTGTATTGATATCTGTACGCATGTAGGCATTGCTGTAAAGCCCGCCTAATTTTTGACTGTCCTGTGCTTGCCCTTGAAAACGGTTATAAGGCACATAACTTTGACTAATAAGATTAATACCTGGCAGTATTTTAGGAAACCCGTTAATGATATTAAGGGGAATAAATTCTTGATCTTTGCTTAGAATAGCATAGCGTGTACCCAGGATAGTTAAGCTAATAACAGTGTGATCTTGACCAAAATTGTCTTTTAGAATTTCAACAAGCGCACCGCTAGAGCCGCTGGATCCAACTGTAAACCAAAAATTACCAGTCCAAACTTTAAGCAGCGGCACTGTGGGATTTGTACTATCTAACCAAAAATCGCCAGTGGCTGGAGATATAGGAGCAGTATTTGAAGTGTAAGCACTGGTTACACTTTTCCACAATCCGCCAGTGTTAACTTGTAACTGTTGCTTGCTCGTGTCATACCATAATTGTCCAGCAACTGCTTTCGTAGGGGCAGTGCTGTTGGCAAAGTTTTCCAACAAACTAAGGAAATTTTGGTCAATTATCTGACCGTAATTGTTAAATGTGCGACCCACATAGGTAAGACTTGTGCTTGTATCCAATTGATTGTCATAGACAACAATAGGACTAAGGCCGGTTGCTCGGTTAATTGTGTAGCTCATAGAAACTCCCAGTAAAATATTTATCTATCAACAGGGAAAGTAAATTTTGCTGTAGCTAATTTGGGTTCCCGCACCAGCTGTACTTACCCATACTCGGGTGTTTCCAGCTGCAACATTCGCAGTGATCTGATACAGATCATCCGCACCAGCATCGTCTATCAGTGTTAAGTTTACAGTATCATCATGTTGTATTAACATGACTTCGGTCATCTGATATTTGCTAATACCAGGATTGCTTCCGCTTATGGTATATCTAGCACTGCGATACTGACTATTAATAAACTCGTCTAATTTAGTTGCTGCAGTTCCAATATTAATAGCCATGCTCGCTACCATAGCATTCATAAGCACCAACTGATTGTTGATATAGGTATTGGTTACAGTGCTGTTAATGGTAAGAAAATTGTCCACAGTAACATGTACTGCGCCAGCTCCGTTTTGGTAACCCACATCCACTTTACTGCCAGCATTTTGTATGCGATTTAATACATCAAATGTACTGAAAGTTCTAGCTTCGATAACGTCAGTGTCTACTGGTATGTCAGAAAAGAACTCTAGTACATTGTCTGTTATGGTATAACTTGTGCCGGGTTCTTGAATAACACCGTTAACACTAACCAGCGAACCATTACTGGTGCTGTTTGCACTCAATGTAAACTGTGTTGTTAAGTTATCGCCATAAAATTTGTCGCTGTAGATTTGTTGTGTAAACATATCTACTAGCGCAAGGGTATTCCATGCAGCACCATCATAGAATTCTATGCTGGTACTGTCAGCATTATATCGTATTTCACCAGCACTAGGATAGGGAGGATAGTTTAAAGCTGTATTGGGAGGTAGAACTATGCTGTTGGTTGCAGTAAGAGTGCGAGTTCTAATTGTGGCATTAACATCTAAGTCGTATTCTGGTACATTAGTATTAATACCAACGCGACGGTTTAGCACATCAAAATATGCTAGATTGCTATCTATAACCAAATCCACACCGTTGCGGACTAGGTTATCGCGCAACATGGGACCGGCGACTTTACCTAAAATGGACATTAGAACTCACTTTATGAATTATTTATTCTAGCAAGATCTTGCTTTAGCCATTTGCGTCAGTGCTTGCGAAGCCATGATAAACTACAACAGATTGACCAAGTGGTGGAGGTGTTATGAATACAATATAATTGTTATCTAAACTGTAAGCATCATCAGGGTTTTGATGGACATTGCCTACAAATACCAGAATAGTTTTGGTATCAGTGGTAGTTTTTGAAAGAATAAATCTTGTTTCTGTACTATCGCCAGCAAAGGTATCTTTTGTTAAAGGCACTGTGCCGTTTATGGCTATGGTTTGCCAGTTGTTATAGAAAATTTCGAATCGCTGCGTGTCAGTATTGAATCTTATCTGACCGTTTTGTGGACTAGCAGGTCGATCTGCAGTTGACCCCAATGGCAACTGAATAGCTGTGCTTCCGCTTGTGATCCTATCGTTTTTTAAAAATCTACCCATTATAAACCAACATATCCAACTGTTGTAGTGATTTTAGCACTAACATTAGCATTTGCATATACAGCATCGCCATTGCTTAAAATTATCTTTTCTTTGTCTACTACAAAGGTATCTTCGGATGTAATACTATAATTTTTGTAAATTATGTTAGTATCACTAGCAGATGCCATATTTGGTACTAGATACACATTAATTGATTGCGTTTCAGTATCAGTATTGCAAAAATACATTAGTGTAACCACAGAATCGCCAGTGCTAACATACACAGGGGCAGGTGTGGTGGTAAGGGTTGTGCTAGATATTGCCATTTCTGATCCTTAACTAAAAATTAGTGCCAAAACAGTTGCTCTGGTCTTGCTGATTAACTCGTCTTGCATGCTGTTATTTACAAAGTATAATCCGGTGCCTCCACTTCCCACAGTGTTTGCATAGATAACAGTGCCTTGATCTTGCAGTGCCGGGGCAGTGGCTATATCAAATTTTATACTGTCTTTAACTGTAACAGTGCCTGTACCAGTTCCCGTAAGATAGAGGTTGCTATTAGCAGATATGGGTTGGAGCGTATTTTGTCCAATGCTTACGCCGTATGCATGTAGATTGGATCCGCTTACTTTTAAATATTGATTGGAATCTAATGCATTGTTATGAACGTATGTTAGTGAATATTCTACCCCACTTACACTTACCGGGTGTTGTTGTAACCAACCCAATGTAACAAAATGACTGGATAGTGTAGGTACAGCACCGCTTACTGGAGCAAGGTTGCTACCAATTAATCCCTGCCAAGTGTTTGTGGGTTCGTTAAAGACCCAATAAGCTGGTTGGGCAACGCCGCGGTCAATAGCAATACCGCTTTTATCACTGCTGACTCCGTTTCCGGTTTCGCCCTGATTCAACGTGATTATATTGTCTTTCAGAGTGCTGTTGGTAGATGCAAAACTGGTACTATTACCAACAACCACTAGATTGCCGTATACAGTCATAAGATCTGTATACACGTCATAATTACCACTTACTCTTTTAATGCTGCTCATAAGTTAGGATCCCAGAGTATTTATCAGCGAGGATAAAAGCTAAAAACTATAGGGTATCCAAGAAGATGGACTGTGAGTTTATCCCACAGCCCATGGAAAAATAGTTATATAGATTAACCGTTGTCGATCTTAACTGATATACCAGTTTCTGCTGAACCAAATGTCCAAGAAATACTTGTATTATTACCAAATTCAAAACTGCCGCTTCCATAACGAATAAGTGTTACCCTATGGGCTGAAATTTTCTTCACATAATATGTACAATTAGCATAATCTGTAGCAGTAATAGTAGCTTCGCCAGCTGCGTTTGCTGCTGCTGAAGTTTTTAGTTGTACAATGCCTTGCCCTTGTGAATTTTTTACTTGATACTTGGATCTACCAGCCTGACGAACAATATCACTCAATATTGCTGAACTTCCGCCAGCACCTGAAATATATCCATCAGTGTTTGCTACTGGAATATAAGCATAGACTTTAATTGCGTTTTCTTGGTTGGTTGCTGATCCAGGACTACCGCTATCAGTGGTTAGTGTTGGAGTGTTACCACTTGGACTAGTTCCGCTTAGAGTTCCCCAACTTAAACTTGGTACACTTACGTATCCAGATCCCTTGTTAACTACTGCGATACTCTTAACACGGAACTTAATAGTAGCTTGTGCTGCGCCATCGCCGGGTGCCCTAACTACGGCCCAAGTAGCAATACCTGTTCCGTTGATGTTAGTATATTCACCGCGATTAGTAAATGCATTAAATGCTGGAACACCGCCCGGTGCGGTGATTGTAAATCTTGTCGGTACATTTGCATAACCGTCTAACCCAGTGATGCTTGTAATAGTACCTGCTGTATAACCAGTACCACCAGCTATTGTTACTGTATCAACTTCCCAAGTAACTGCAAATGTCGCTGTTACACCGTTAGCAATAGTCGGTGCTGATGCTGTTAGTGCTGGAAAAGTTGGATAAGCATTAACAATATTAATACTACCAGCAACTGGGTTATCAACGCTGGCTACACCTTCACCGCCGATGCCGTCATCGGTAGTACCGGTAGTACCAATGTTTCTATTACCAAAATATTTCTTGTTTAAGGGTCTACCCATTTTTTTCTCCAAATGTTGTGACGTTCTAAGTCCTACGCAGGGTTAAGGCGTAAACCACCTTTTTCTAGGGGCAATATATTTAGCTTAACAGGTTTTTATCACTTAGCCGTTGCAGCCATGTGTATTTGATATCTGTTATTTGCCTGTTGTTTCTAGTACCCGTAACGATATCAAAATCACCATCATAAACTTCTAAACTAACTTGACTTAAAGTGGGTGTGTTGGGTGTGTCAAATCGTTCGGTGCTGCTGATATAAATCATGCTTTCACTTCCACCACTAACGCCGCTGGCATCTACAACATAATTGTAGTAAGGAGGATCAGCGACCGGCGCAGGTTGACCAAAAAGCTGCGGCGGTGCTGCGGGTGTTATCATCTCTGTAATAGTAATGCTAATTTTGCCAGCATATATTTCATTTGTAAAGTTTTCGCGATAAGTTACAAACATTTCGGCATATGTTAGCCCAGTCATATCCACACTTAGGATAGTATATCTAGCACTGTATGGTGCTGCACCTTTGGATAGGTACGTGGTGGGTATATTGCTAGATACTAAAGCATTGCTGTGTGAAAGGGCTGGATCTGTTGTCCAATATATTTTTGCACCGTCTGTGGCTAAAACACTATTTGCTTTGCCACGGATATTAGGCAACCCGCCAGTACTTGGCACAAATGCCAATTGGTTGTTGCCGTCTAGGCCCAAATACAACCCAGGAGCACCACCAGTTATCTTTATGTTACCAACTGCACCTAGATCTACAATACCAGTAACTGTTAGGTCACTCAATGCGCCTACACTGGTTATGTGTGGTTGGCTATTACCAATAACAAGTTTTGTTCTATCAGCAGTTACAGAAGTTCTAGCACTGTCAGCAAGACCACGCAGGTTGCCGCGTATATCATTTAGTACTTCTAAATTGGTTAGTTTACCAACTTGTGTGATGTATGGTTGTTGTGGTTTAGTAATTGTTCCATCAACAAGTGTGGTTTTAATAGTATTTGCTAAAAGATTATCTGTGGTTACAGTATCTGTTACAACAAGATTACCTAAATTGCCAACTTCAGTTATTAAAGGTTGACTGGCTGTGGTTATCGGACCTTCTATGCCATATGCAAACAAACGGTTTACAGCAATATTACCAGCAACTGTAAGATTTGCCAATATACCCACTGATGTGATGTCTGGTTGTGCAGGGGTGCGCAATGTACCGTACAAGCCTTGGCTTGCACTCACAGTTTCTGCAGTTAACCAACGAGCAAGTGCTAGGGTATCACTGGTAAGTGAACTGAATGCACCTGGATATTTTATACCCAATTGGTTTACAGGTCCGCTTAAATTACCATAGTGATTACCAGTTATGCGCCCCACAGTTACAGTTGTAAAACGTGCTACATTAGGATGGCTTACTCCAATAGGTCCTTCGATCCATCCAGCTAGGTTTGCAGTTATTTTATCTGCATCTAGGTTTGTAAAGAAACCCTCAGCTGGTTTGGTACCACCAATTTTACCATTGAAACTACCAGTTATCTGCCCAGCAGCCAATGTGCTTATCTTAGCATTAATGATAGTTGCAGTGTCTCTAACCAAAAGATTTGCTAATACAACAGAATTAAATGTTGCTGTTTTGCCAGATACACTGTCTATAACAGCAGTATCTGCAGTAACAGCAGTGCTGGTTAAATTATCAGCAATGAGATTGCTGATATGATTGTTCAGAGCTTTAAACTCTAAACCGTCATACACGTACAATGTATTATTGGTTTTATTAAACCATAATTGACCTGTTAGTGGATTGGTAGGTGGATATAAACCTGCGAAATTTTCCAATTGGTGAATGGTATTTTGACCAATAATTTCAGCATAGTTCTGTACTCCTTTGCCAATCAATGATTGGCTAAAAGTGTTATCAACCGCTCCGTCTTGTACTACGGTGGCACCGGTTCCGTCTGATAAGAAAATGTTATAACTCATAGGCTCGCCTCTGAGTATTTATTGGTAGTTAACCAGCTAGCCTAATGCTGAATCCACTGTTTTGATCAGCAATTTCTGCATCAGCATCTGCGCTGTAAACGAATTGTAACGTGTCACCAGCAGCACATTTCAAATATCCATGCACAGATAGTGTGTGACTTTGCCCAACTGGATGGTTGTTTTGTGCTCTAATGTTAGTATCAAATTGATTTTGCCAGAACATAATACTGTGAGCATCATACCCACTAGCTCCGCCCAATGTTTGCATCCAACCACTTACTTCATAAATTCCATCTGCAGGGCAAACAAAGGCACTGATTATACCAGTTTCTTGCCAAGCTGCAGATATGTTTATTTCTTTGTTGACAGGCACAAACACATCGTAACTGCCTAACCCTGACCCAACAAAACTAGCTGCACCAAAGTTATTTTTACGCAATGTGCCTTGGAATACAGCATTGTATGGGAAATTTACCTGCCCATTGCTGCTGGCTAACAGTGTTTCTGTACCCTGTACCTGTAACACAAAGCTAGGATTATCTGTTCTTAACTCGCCAGGATTAGTAACTTGCGGACCAATAGTAACCCAAGCATTGTTGTTTCTAATTTTTAATTGATAATTTATTGTATCCCACCATAGATCTCCAGCTTCTGTGTTAGCAGGCGCTAGTGAACTTTGAACAATGTGAGCTAATGGTTGCCAATAATTAATATCAGCGCCTGGTCTATAAACTTTAAGCGCAAGATTACCAGCATCGAACCAAATTTGACCTATTACAGCATTCTGCGGTTCAGTAGTATAAGCAAAGTTGTGCAGCAAGTTATAAAAATTTTGATTAAAGATTTCACCATAAGTGGGATAATTTTTACCAACTAGAGTTAAACTGGTGTTGGTTTCCAATACACCATCAGCTAGTGTAATTGCAACAGTGCCATCTTGATTTCTTACATAATAAGTCACTTGCTATCCTCAGGCTGCTGATGTTAGGTTGGTTAAACTTTGTATTCTGATTGTGTAATCGATCTGAATTAAACGATTTAAACTTTTTTGAATAGGATGAAAGATAACATGAGTTATTAATTTACCAGTACTGGTACCCATGCTGGTCTTAATACCCATTTCATCAAACACAAAACTGTCGTTAACCAAATAACTGTTGTCAAATGCTTGTTGTCCACTGGGCTCGCCGTAGTCTAACGTACATGTAATAAAGATGTCACTGTAAACAGTACCTGGAATATGCCGCACTTGCAGTGTATTGCGGGTGCTATCCATGTTACTAGATAGGTTGGGATTTACGGTTTTAGTATAGGTTTCATTATATAGGCCGCTGTTGCTACCAGTGGTGTTTGTGGGGAGATAGGTAATGATACCAGTTGTATCAATACTAGTACCACCATTACCAAAACTCATTTCTTTAATAAAACCAGTACCCCCATTGCACATTGCTAACGCAAGTGCTTGTGAAAAATTTTCATAATGGATTGCATTGTGGCTTTCATAGAAAACTTCGCTGTTTTCAGGATCGTAGATCTTTAAAAAACCTTTAATATCTAGACTAGCAGTGCTCATGCGCGAGTTTCCAAAAGTATACGGCCAGTTTCAGGTTCAGAAATTCGTAAAAAAGCTTCGATATGCAGACCACTGGTCTCTTCTGGCTTTTTAATTTCTTCTTCGGTCAGCTGACTATCTGTAGAAGTATTTATCTGGTTGGAATCTGTTGTCATTTTAGTAACCTTTTAAGAAACGTGCTTGTATTGTTAGAGATTCACCGAGTGTTTCAGTATAACCTTGCCAAATACGATTTTGTATTAGTTTGTTATTGGCTGGTACCAACACAGTTCCAATACGTGTGGAGAAATTTGAAGCATGGTCTACACTGATACTGCTGTTATCGCCACTGGGTATTCGTTCAATAGCGTTAGCTTCAGTAATAACACTGCCTTTTTTATGCAGCCCGGGAGTACCAGTTCCAGCTGTACCGCGTCGCAGGTTGCCCACACGTGAATTGTGATTGTCTTTAACACCGTAAATGATACGTTCCCCATTAACAAATATAACACCAGGATTGTTAGCAGATGGATCTGGATCATAAAGGTTTTCTATATTTTCCACATAAATCCAACGGTCAGTCATGTACAAATCTTCTGTTAACCGCGTGGTTCGTTTGGGATTAATTCTTAGGTGTTCCCAACTGTCCTGTAGGTCTTTAAACAGTCTAAATTCGATTGCTTTGTTTACAGCACGACGAGCAAATACTCGTAAGACGATAACATCTGAATCAGCCATAGCTTGGTCAAAAATAATGTGGGTATTGTTTACCAATCGATAATGAATATATGGCAAGCGTAGATCTCCGTTAACTGTAACCCAAAGATCTGCTGGATTAGTTACTGGTTCTGGTAACGGGAACGGTATATCAATTTTCATATTGAAAATATTGTTGTCAAATCCAGTAGTATCCAACCCCACATCCGGCCCATCAAATCCTTCGTCTACAGTGTTGCTACCAGTAAAGTATTTTACACGATAAACTACGGTTTTAAAATCTATCATATTGTGATTATTAATGCTTATTACTGATATGTTATCACTGTTTACAAATAAGGTTGGATCATTAAATTTAAGATTGTTTCCATTAGCTAATGTGTATTCAGCACTGCTGTTTTCACTTATGATAATATAACTGTTGGCATTGGGCGGTGTTAAAAATTGCACTACCGGATAATCAGTACCTGATCTTATAACATTGTACTCTACCCCAAGTTGTTGCAACACATTATCCACTGTAACCGTTATGTTGCCATCAGCAATACTACTAACAACATCCATTTTATAGGAATTTAACGGGTAGTTGACATTAATACCATCTGCTGTATAATAAGTTTGCTGTGCTGGGGTTGGGTAATATTGCCCCACACGGATTATGCTGTAAGCTGCATAGGGTTCGCTTACCCCCACTGAATCAGCCACCAAGTAATCTGCTAATCCGGGGGTAGACGCTATTGTTTCTTGGGTAATTCTAGCAAATGCACGTGTGCCCACGTCATAATTATAACCTCTTATGTGTACATAGCTGCCTTTGGCTGGTGCAGTATTCAATACAACAATAATGCCAATAGGATTAGTACTGGTTTCGTAAGTATTAAAGTTGCTTAATACTCCATCTATTTTAATATAGATTTGTTTTATGTCTGTAAATCCTACGTCTGGTAGTAGGAAACGTTTGTTGTATCCATCGCCCATGTAGTTTTGATTTACAGTTTCTTTATAACCAGTGCTGCCTAGTATAGTAGCAAATAGACTATAACCCGCATATATGGGTTTTGTTAGTGTGATAGAATGATTAAACAGATTTAATGTGTAATCTATATCTGGTGTAAGTGTGCCTTCTAGATCGCTGGTTACCACAATTAATTCAGTATTGTTGACATCAACGTTTACACCAGTTACCAATCCACTGTAATCATAAACTGTTGTTGTGCCATCACTAACCCAACCCATCATACGGTTATCAGGATTAACGTATGGATAGTTGGTTGCAGCAGCTAAAGTTTTTACGCGGATATCCAGTGTGTCAAATACTCGACCGGGTACAAGTTCTTCTGGAGCATGGGTACTATAGATATCCACAAATTTACCACCATCAGTGTTGATGTCCTGTGGTCGTAATCCCAATTTTTGATCTGTAAACAAACTGTAGTATACAGTGTCAATAGCCTGTGGTCCACGTATAATTTCTACACCATCAGCATCGTAGGGATTAGGATCAAATTCAATTTCACTAAAACTGGGTACATCGAAACCTGCACGTTGATCAAAGTCTGGACCAAGTACTTGAACCTGCTCATAACCTACCCCGCGCATCAACTGTGCCAATTCTCGACCAGCAGTACCAGGAGCAGATGCATAGTAGGCCCATATTCTATCTGCAGCATTGTCCAGCCATTCGCCTCTGAAAGTACGTAAATTTGTTACATTAAGTTTACGCCCAGTTGTGAAATCTGCTGTAACCACGTAAGGATAAACAACAGCAGAGCTGTTTTTGGATTTATAACGGTACAGCACAATATCATCTAAGTTATAACTGGTGTTGCGCTGCCAAGGTTTAATAATCAACTGTTTAAATTTCAACAAATCAATCTTGTTTCCACTGGTGTGTGCAGTAGTTACACGATAAACAGGATCACTCCACACTACTACAGTATCAACGGTGTACTGAGTATTGGGTTTCCAATCTTGTATTATATTGTGATAACGATAACGGTCAAATTTAATAGTTGTGTTGAATGTGCGAGGTTTAGCTGAACCTAAAATAGGTTTCGCAATGGCTAATATTGTGTTGGCTCCTAAAATTAATATTTCAGCTGTGGTATAACCAGATCCCGCCGCATCTATAATAATATCTGTTACACTTCCGTCTGTAACCACAGCATGAGCTTTTGCGCCAGTCCCGTCACCAGTAATAACCACTGCAATACCGTCTGGTCTATAACCAATGCCTGGTTGAATAATGTTGGTGTCCACTACACCATAGGTGTGATTTTTTACCCAAGGTTGGTAAACAGGTAGGGTTAGCGGAGTTACATCCTGTTGATCTCCCAACTGCGGGCTGTGATACTGTTTGTTAACTAAATTGTAGTAGGGTTGTAGATCAAAGTCAGTTACAGCAAATGTTGCTGGCTCAGGAGCGTTTCCATTGTCATAACGAGCTTTATATTCTTTAAGCACAGTGTGGAAGGGTTTAGCTTCTAGGAAAAAATCACTGACACTTTGACTAATGTCTGGTAGGTAAACCGGTATCTGATCTAAACCACGCACCCGGTGATCTATATCCACAAGACTGGTTTTCATTATCCAATCTGCATCTATGGGTTGTTCCATACAATAGCGTATTAATGTTTTTATTAATCCGCGCAGTTTTGAGCGGTATTCATCTGTTAACAGTTTGTCAACAACCACATCAACTAGCAATCCAAATTCTATATTAGCATCTTGACTGTAGGTTACAGTGTCTAACCCCCGGGTAGAATATCCAAAACCCAGTTGATCTATATCGTGCAACGCTGCGCTAAATTGTATGGTTGCACTTTGTTGTGCTACTAATTCTAATCCACTGGATTTAACTGCAACCTGTTTCCAACCTCCATCCACGCTGTTTTTTATCCATACAGTATCGTTGATATTCAAAACAAGACTGGTTAGATCTTTTTCACTGTCAATGGTGTATGTGGAAGTTACTTTGCTATTGTAACTGGCACTATACCAATCTGCATAGCTCCAATATTTCTCTAAATTATAGGTTTCAGCTTTAATGGTTTGCCAAAATTTGTTTACTAATCTATCGCCATGTAATTGTTTAAGACTCCAGCGATTTTGATTATCCCGATCACTGACTACAAAAATGCGATCATCTGCGCGGTAAGCATCCAAATTTAACCAACCAAGTTGGTCTAAGTTGTCCACAGCTAGCAAATATTCAGTTGCTGCAGGAGGTGTAGCTTTAACTTTTAGTGCGTCTATTGCAGTTGATCTCATCAATGCCAGTGGAATTTCCGCAGCAATATTATTAAGTTCATTTACAAATAATTTGCGAGCTTCACTTAATTTAACAAACAGGCTTTGGCGTCTGTTAATATCAGTACCGTAGCGTTGTTTTGTTGGCAGGCGGAGATCTGGTACCTGTCTACCACTTGAGTCTTGCCCAACTAAACTGTTTTTTAATACAGTATAAAATTCCATTGGCGCACCGATATCAGTATTGTCAGTTATGAGGTGCCACTCATCATGAGTTTTTGTTTGTTCATTAGAACGTGTTGTGAATATTAAACTGATATCGCTGTTTATTATTTTTTCTGCGTTATAGATGCCCACTGCATTGGTATCCAACACAGCCAAATAGGGTTCAGATTGTTGACGAACAGTTGCAATAGCATTTTCAATTTCGCGGGTGTTGCGATTGTTTATACTACCATTGCGTACCCAAAAATAATAGCGTGTAACCGTTTGATTAGTTTCGTTATCTACTTTTGTCAAACTACTATAAACATTCTGCAGCTGGTACAACGGCGGTTGATCTGGATTGTGCTTGTACCATTCATTTGGCACGTAGTTGCTTTCCATCCACTGATATACAGCAACAGTGCTGTTGGCAAAACCCATGCTCCAGTTGTTTAATCTATACAATAAATTGCCTTGGTTATTGTCGTAGAGTTTTATACTGTTGGTATCCCACCAGATTTTGCCCGCCTGTTGTTCGCCCCACACGTTGCGCATATCTGTATTAAATCCAGCTGCACTAGGTGCATTATTGTAAACTGCTGGATCATAGTTGATGGTGTAATCTATGTTTTCCATTGCACGTGGTGCAAAAATACCATGTACTGGATCCAACACTGTGAGATTAGCTAATTTTATACGCTTCCTACGATCATACAAGAATGCACTTTTGATAACACTGCTGTTGTAGTTAGCAGGTGCGCTGCGTTTAACTTGCCATACTCTATCACCAGTGCTGTTGTTATAGATATACACCACACCCTGATCGCGGTTGTTCACATAACCGTTGGGAGCAGTAATAAACATCCACTGTGCGCTCAATGCTACAGCAGTTCCAAACTTGCTTAGACTGCTTATACTACTGTTTGTAAGTGTGGTTGCATGTACAAATTTACCAGTTGTGCCAGCTTGGTATTCATAAACATGCGCACTACCGCTACGATACACAGTGTCTTTTAATTCAATTAATGTGCGATTATCCCAAGTGGTAATACCTCCATCGAAACTGGTTATTATCTGATTATCGCTTAGTGTGGCACCAACTAACAACACTTCACCAGCGGGATCCAATGCTATATTTTCACCAAATTCTTCAGTGTCTTGATTGGTTGGGCTGGTTATTAATTCCACATATTCATAATTCACAAAGCCCATATAATCCACTATACCAGCGGTGTCGTCTCGTAAGGTTAATTTTTGGTCTGTAATGCTGGTATCCAGTTGTATCTGCAGACACCCTGCAACAAGCGAAGCACTAATACCAGGTATATTTGCAGCATTGATGCTGCTAATAATGTTTGCAGTAGTGCCTGCTCGGAATGTTACATTAAAATCATTAATATACATTTTACTACCAGCAACCACAGATGGGTTACGAGTAGTACCCAACGCCACACTGGTTGCAAGTATACTATTTTTGTAGCGCAACACTGCTCCATTTTGACGATTGGTAACATTATATCCTGGAGCACTAACAAATATATCGGTTGCTTCTACATTAATCTGAACTTGACTACCAAATTGATTAGTGGGTTGATAAACCGGTGCTGCTAAAGTTTCTAGTTCTATAAGGTTGAATCCTATAACTTTTACAATCTTTCCCTGAGTTACTGGAACATCCAAAACCAATGTAGGAATACCAGTTTGATCTTCTATAACAAACGCAGTAACTGGTGTTTTATCTATGTAAACCTGCGCATCACTCCAATAGGTTTCTGTGGTGCTGAGTGTGTCAGTGTAGTTTGGTCCAATACCATAAGGCAACACAAATTTGGTTTGCGCTGCAGAACTTATGAATTGAAATTGTTGTCTTTCTAATACACTGACAATACCATTGGGATCTCCCACAACAACTGTGCGACCATCACCACTTGTAGTCAATTGATTTGCCCACAATACAGCATCTGGATTGTCAGTTTCAAACACACTTTGTAATTTGTAATAGCTGGTGTAACGTATTTCCACACGCTTACCAGCTGGTGGTGCTACTATGAAATTAAACACATCAGTGGTGGTAAGTCTAATATAATCTTGATTAGGCACTTGTATCTTGTTATCAACAAAAATACTAAAATCGTTAGCACCCAAATTAAGTCCTTGTGCAGTACTAGGATAAACAAAACTTGTTACAATACCGTCGCCAATAAGTTGCGTAATTTCTTCACGTACAGTTTTGTAATAGTATACAAAAATCCTATTATTGGTGTCATCACCAACATACAACCAATCGCCGTTAGCACTCATAGCAACACTGCTACCAAAGTTGCTATCTTCTACAAAATCATATTGTAATGCTTGTGTGAATAGCAGGTTTTCGTTGGTTACTTGTGCAACAAAGACTAATCCTTTACCGTAACTGGAGGGGGCACTGATAGCAATACCGTTGCGGTTGTTGATATTAAGTGCAGATCCAAACTGTCTTACAAGATTGTTTGGCGGATCTAATTTAATTGCTTCATGCCATTGATCAACACTGTTCTTACTGTATAGATACAGTTGCCCAGTTGTATTTTTGTTAGGACTGCTTACGATAGCAAAATTCTGCTGCACTCCCACCACAGCCTGTTTACCAAATTGATCAGCACTGGTAACAAACGCAGGTGATCTAGCATCACTTAGCTGCCACACATCAACATTCTGCAATACTTCTTTACTGTCTATATAAACAGTGTCTCCGGTTTTCCAACCTCGCGCTGGTGTAAATTGTGCAAATTTTTCACGTGATTCAAAACGCACGTTTACTAATTTATAAACTAGATTGTTCAGTGCAATGGTACCAACATTGGCTTTGCTTTTTACTCTAACACTAAAGCTGAGGTTCTCCACACGACTTACTTTATAGAATCCGCCAAGATCAATGGTGTTGCTACTGTTACCTGTATTGGCTTTGATTAATGCGGTGTGTAACATAACTGTATCCAGCACTGCAAATCCATGTGGTACGCTGGTTGTAAAGGTGAGTTCGTTGGGTGCAGTCTGACTAGCTTGCACCACATAGATTCTATCTGTAAGTGTAACACGCATCACAGCCCATTGACCGCTAAGATCGCTTGCTACCCAGATACGGCTACCTTCTCCCAGCACACGATTAAGACTGTCTATTTCATATATCTTTTGTATGTTAAACACAGTTGCGTTTATTTCATCTGAACGAACTGGGCCCGCTGTGGGTATGATGGTTTTTTGCACAATATCATTAGCAAATATATCAGCTTGATAATTGATTGGTATCTGTATGAGATCTTTAGCAGCAACGTCGTTGGTAGCATTACCAACTGTTTCTCCTGGTCTCAAAAATTTTATTGGATATTGATTATTAACACTAAAACTTTGCCCTAAATCAATTTCATAAAGTTGCTCTTGACCTAGGTTACCAAACGAATGCATTTTTATTGCAAACAATTCGTTTACAGCTATTTCATTCTGTTGGTCATGCAAGCGAGCACGTTGGAAAGCACGTAACACTGCTTCTGTGCCTTTTTGTTTTAACATACCCAGATAGAATTTGTGTTGACTAATGGTGGTTAGTCCAAGACTGTTAAAATAATTCCTAGGACCAAATCCAGTTGAATGTCGTGCAAGTGCATCTGCTGTTACATTTAGATCCTGACTGTCTACATCATAAAACCCTTTGAATTGGGCTGCATTAAATGTAGGTGAAGGAATTAATTTCTTATGCACATGATCGCCGGATATCTCGTACCAATTATTAGTGTGAAATCTAGCTGTACCTGGGGTAAATTGGTTTGCAGTATAATAATGATTCTTGTGTGTAACTATATCGCCGCGATAGTAATCGGTATAGGCTTGCCAAGGTTCAATAGCTTTGGTGTTTACCAAGAAACCGGGAGCATACAAACTTCCGTCCCAATCCTGTGTTTTGTAACCTTGCACACGCAATCTATACTGACGGTTACCCAACACTGGATCATAAATTTGGTCGTTGAATACTGTTTTGTTATCCAACACCAATGTGTGCTCATATTGCACAACAGCTACATCTATCAGATGGATACCGTTATTACTATTTTTAAGTATAAGTTCAAAACTATTGCCTTCTCTATACACTGCATAATCAGTGCCTTTAAGTGTGCGACCACTACTATCCATCACACGAGTATAATCGCTGCGATTGCTTATGGTGTCTATTGCACCATAAGGGCTTGTAAATTTAACAGTGGACCCCATTGGTGTTAAACTAATGGTTGTGCCCAATCCCCAATTTTGTTGGTTCCAGAATAAAAATTCTTTAGCACTCAATATCCAATCCTGTGTGGTACTGTAATCGCCCAACACATCGTCAAATGCAAATCCCTGGGCAGTAAGCCAACGACCGTAACTGATTAAAAAATCTATCACTTGCTGACGGTTAACAAACACTGTACCATAGGGAAAAGTGGTAACATAATCTTGACCATCGTTGTAGATGACAGCAGATTCTTTGGCCACACTAATGGCAAAACTGTTGTTATTTTGTCTACTGGTGTACACTAGGAAGTAGGGTCTAGTTGTATCAAATCCAAATATACGGTAACCTTCTTTAACTTTTTGTACAATCACCGCACTGTAAACTACCCGTGATATGGGTGCGCTCTTGGTAAACATTAGGTCATAGTTTTCGGTAGGTATTACAATGTTACTGGTGGTGGTATTGGGGCTAACCTGATCGCCTATGATTTGCAGATGCGGAATGTCACTGTAGCCAGCTAATTTATAAACAAGATTTAGATAGCTGTGCTGCACAAAATCGCGCCAATTGGTGTCGAGATTTAGATTACGACTCAACAGTTGATCGCGTATCCACACGTTGGTGCCTGGAATATATCCAGCATTACTGGTGAGTGCAGCAGTGAAACGGCGACTATTTGTGCGCACATCCACTATTTGATCCAAGTTATCGATGCGTTTTACATCGCGTGTGTTGAAAGCCAACTGTGAATATTCAGCAGGGCGGGCAAGTGCCCAAGCCAACTGCACCGCAAATGGATAACCGCTGCTGCGACGCCAAGCTGTTTCTTGAGGACTTTGGTCGCCAACCCGCCAACTTAAATTTTGATTAATGCCTTTCCAACTACCAATAACGCTGATTTCTGGCGGTAGCAATTCTCCGCTTGCATCAACTGGTATAATATCTTTTAGTCCTGGTCTAGCAAAACGTGTGTCTATGTAGGGTTTACCGTTGTTGTATATCACACCCATTTCTAGGTCACGCCACAGCACAATATTTTGACTGCTGTAAGGTGCTGGTCCATAGCGTTTAACCCACCACTGCGGTCTAACACTAAACCCTAACATTTCCCAGGGTTTAGTATGTGGTTGATCAGTGTCGTAGAAATAGAAATAAACACCACGCCAGTAACCAGGCACTGTTTGACCAAACAGACGATCTTTAGCTTGACTTAAATTATAACTAAAAGGATCTGTCAGACTGTTTGTGTTGGTAAAGGCATCGATGTTAAATTGCCCACACCAATCCAAATAGCTGGGTGCTAAAAGTTGAGTCCATTCTTCAATGCTGTACGCGGTTTTACGAAATGCACCCGGCATTACAGATTCGATACCAGTTAATCTATCGTCTAAAAACGGATTCAAAATATTGTTGTAAACACGCAATTCATATTCTAACAGAATTTGATCTCTATAATCTCCCCAACAAGGACTGCAACTTCCGTCGTGCCCCTGTATGATATTAATTTCAGTGCGATAGGTGTTGTCTGTTTCTATGGCTGGTTCATATGCAGGCCACAATCCTAATTTTGTAGGTGTGGCTGGTATAACAGAACCCAAAGTATCTGCATATTCATAAATGTCAATCATATCTGCACGAGACAACACCACAGCATCGTTGAGGCTTAAAATGTAACCGCTGATGGTATAGTCTTTGCCTTTGCACAACTGTTGGTTGTTCAAATAAACCAATACCGAATGGTAATCGTTATCTTTATTATCGTAATCGCGGCTAAGATTAAACTGACGATAGTTTAGATTAACAACTGGATTACTGCTCAATGTATAACGAATACCCGATGGCATCATGTCACTGTAATAAAAAGCAGTAGACTCAGCTGCAACACTGTTTATGTCATCTAAAATTTGATCTAGGCATGCACGTGGATTAGACTTGTCAGAAAATTCGTCATTAGAGATACGATCTAAAAGTTTTAATTTAAATTGTCCATAAGCCCACATGTTGTAACGTATGGCTGTGGGTAGATTGGTGTTGGGGTTAACACTGAGTTTAGCATGTGTACTCATACCAGCAGCGTGTTGCAACAGTTTACCGTAACTGTCTACAAGGTTTATATCGCGCAGATTATTTGCACCAGCTGGTTCGCCAGCAAAATCCAAACTGTGATCAGCAAGAGCAATAACATGATTGCGCATTTCACCCAATGTTAAGGTTTCAAAGGCAAGATTGTCACTGTTGTTTGTAAGGTTAAACGGAATACTGTAGACGTTGGTGTAAAGACTGTTTGTGCCAGGCATGGATACTGCAAGCCGATCTCCTGCTACTAAATCAACTGTTAACTTTATCTGACTTTTCTTACCAGCACGTATAATAGTGTATTCGTTGCTGGTTAATTTTTTTCCATTAACGCGAATATCGATTCGATCTATGCGATTACTGGTTGTAACATCTATATCATATTCAAAATTATTACGGTTTACTGGATCAGCAATGGTTATAAATTGAATATTTTGTGTGGTTTTTTCTGGTACACGTACCCAACCGTTGGTTAACTTTCTATGATTTGTGCCATCATCGTATATGGCATAACCTGAACTGTGCGTGGGGTTACGGTTAAGATTATCGCTACTGTAATCAAATGTGCTGTGTTCATAATAATTGTCAAACACAATATCGCCAATGGCACCAATGTTTTGATAAAGTATGCCTGTACCTAATTCTTTATCAAATACTTCACTTTCAGCATATCCAAATAAACGGCTGCCTGCAAAGTTGCTGCTGGGATATCGCGTTTTATCGTTAAGAGCAAACCCTTCTAGATCTTCAAGATAATATAATGGTGCTTGCGGTCTGCCAATCTTCTGTTGTGCTGATACCCAATTACCATCAGCAAAATAAAACACTCGACCTTGATTTGTCATACCACCAGTGGAAACAATGATGTCATTTTCTTCAGCACGACCAATTGGCGTTAGCACTATTTGTGTGCTGGTGTTATCAAAAGTTATAAAGCTACCAGCTGGAACATCTTTTGTGAGGGGATGACTGATATACACTGTTAGCGTATTCACATCCACTGCTCTTACTGTAGTACCAGGTGCTATGCTTGCACCCACCAACGCATATCCCACAGCCACGTGATCAAAGTTTTGTACAACTAAACTTAAAGTACCAGCTGCTGAAAATTGCTCTATCAATACATTAGCATTGCGATAACTTTGAGCAACCACATTGTCTACTCTGTAAATAGTTCTACGGGTTTCCATATCAGTATCAGCAGTAAACACAATAGTATTTCCGCTTAACAACAGTGCGCCGTCAGTGAGATAGGTTCCAAAGAACAAAGTGCTGCCACCACCTATGTCAGCAACAATGGCTTTATCCAGCTCCACTGTGGAATTTTTTGTGCTTATGGATTTTACCAAAGTTCCAGCAGCAATACCATCTCCACTTACACTTTGCCCCACTTTAATTCGTGTTAGGCTGTTTAAGGGTAATATGGTAACTGCGGCCGCAGTGTCGCTGGTGATGTTTTTGGTAACAAATTCGCGGTGCAGAGCAAGGTTGTTTTGACCCAGTATTTGATTTAACGAATCCGGAGTGGAGGTATCAACAAAACTGACAGACCCCAAATAATTTGTACCATAATTGTACAATTTTAGATTAGGATTAAACTCTATAATTGGTCTACGTGCTCTAAAATTTTCGTCCAACACCAATTCAATACCATTTATCTCACTGGTGTATTCTAAAACGCTTTTATGAAACCAACGATTTCCTCTTGCCCACGCATTGCGATCTCTGCTGGCTCGATTGCTTACAATGTAATCTTTAATCTGCGGATTATTTTGATTGCTATCGAATCCACTGGTGTCATATCCATCGGAACTAAATTCACCGCCAAGATAATTGTTGTATAATTCAGGTGTTATAAGTTGGTTCCAAGCAGTTAGTTGGATACCGCGGCCCACTTGCTCCACAATATATTCATTGTTTTGATATTGTTGGGGGGTAACATTACCATCAAATTTAACTTTTAATCCGCTACTAAACTGAATACCGTTTGGGCTGGTGTATTCGGTTCGTCCTAGGATATCATTTACATCCAACACAGCATCAGCAGTTGGATCCAAAAGATGTATTTCACCTACAAAACCATTTACGCTGTCAGTATAATACAAACGATCTATCACAGCAGTTAATGTAGGAAGTGGTGCAATTTGATTTAAACTATTTCTATAAACATACAGATGGCCATAACGTTCTCCTTCCTGCACAAACACTTTGTGGTTACGAGGAAAATCCTGCATATAAGTTAAGTCTATAAAACCCACAGCATTTACACGCAACTGCCAAATACCAGTGCGTTGTTCAGCGGTTATACTAGCTGGCCAACCGGTCTTGCTAGTGAACATAATGTGCTTTACTACTGATTTAAATCCAGTTATACCATCTAAACTGTGCTGTTGCACAAACACATCATACATTTGACCGTAGATTTGATTGTAATTTAGATCTGTCACTGTATGCACAACAATTGATTCTTCTACTAGATTATAATATGCGTCTTGTGCTGTCTTAAGAGGCACAGCAAAATTTACCACACCTGCATCAGCTCCGTTATTTCTTATACCCAATAGATCGCGTGTGTTGATATTGCGCTGAAGTCTACTTGTACCATCTCCTGGTTCAGTTTGGATATAAAATTTATGTCCTGGTTGATTAATGTGAAAACTGTATTGTACACCGCGTACCAGATATAGAATAGGATTTATACCGTTTACTCTATCGAAACTATACCCTGGACGAGTAGTGGGTTGTGCCAGGCTGGTGTCACTGCTATCGTCACTGATGCGCTGCACATAAAGATCATTAAGATCCACAGCCGAGTCGCCGGTTTTGGTTGTTATAACAACTGATTTAGGTCCTTTGGGAACCCAATAATATTGTCTATAATTAACCAATTTGTCTAGATCAACAAACCCAGTGTAATTGTAAAATTCAGTACCAAATAATCTACTGTGATCATTTACTAAACCACCGTCAGTGCTTATTTGGTTAAGCATATCCACATAGTTGTAAGCATTGGTTTTACTGTATACATCCCCGCCTCGACTTTTTTCTTCAATCACTAACCCAGGTTCTAATTGGTATGCTTGACTGTAATCATCACTTTCATTCACATAATAATCACCAGGTTTGTAGGTGGGACTGTGATCTTGTTGACCGATATATCCATAAACCTGTTTGAGGCTAGGCTCCTGTATAAGTTGATCAACACTAGCGTTCAAAAACTTTCGGTTAGCCTGTGTTTGGAAAATTTGGGGGAGAAAATCCAAACTTTTACGTTTTGCCATAAGTTATTACCTCTTAGATTACCTGTACAGTCGAAAGACCAGCATTATTAATACCACTTAATACAGCAGTTGTAACAATAATGTTATCCACATTAGCCGCACTAATGAAAATTTCATTAGGTTGACTACGTATTTCATAAAGACTACCAAACGGTTGACTTGTGTCTGTGGGCACAAGCACAATACTGTTGAGCATATTTGCTAATTTGTTGTGTAGGTAACCACTCAATTCACTGAAGTAGAATGTATCACCAAAGTCCCAATTTTCTATTGAAAAGTAGTTGTTGATTTCTTCAACAATACGACTTTTTAATTCGTTGTCGCTTACTGTAGTGCTGACAGATTTCACCACTTGGAAATTGGCTTGTAATGCCAACGGTGCTTTAGGACCAAACAACAGTTTGTACACTCCGGGATTTAAAATTAATTCATCGCTGATCATTTTATAATTGTAGAGATTTTCATAACTGTTGGTAAGGCTGGTGGTGTCTGGGTCAGCTGGTCTAGGCACTCGGTTGGTTATATCATAAGCATAGTTGCGGAACTGTTCATCATAACTGCGTTGTAGGATATAAAGATCTATAACGTTACTCACAGCAGGATCAGTGCGTGTGGTATAGGCGCTGTTGTGTCGATATTGGAACGACAAGTCTTGCCTACCGGTGTACACGCGATATTCGTTGCTAACATCCACGGTTTGCTTTTGGCGGTTGGCAGTTTCTGTTATCGCATAAAACCTACTGTCAGCAGCAGCATAAAATACTTTGCCAACTGGAAATAAATTTTGGTTGTTGCTAATTTTTAAACCAGTATCATATGTACTGGTGTTGGAAACTGATCCATTAGGCATTACTGCATAACGTATTAAATTATCTTTATCTGTGTAAACTTTGTAGTAAACGCTACCGTCTGTGATAACTTTGCGGAAGATATCTGGATCTAACGGAAGCCCGCTTGTAAATGATTCAGGATACCCCACTTGTATTCTACTATTGTCGCTGTAGCCATCGTTTTCTAAAATTATTTCTGTAACACGCAAACGTACAGGTTGATCTATCATGTTGTTATAAGACAAAACTGTAATGCTATCAGTTTCTAATTTGTTTACGCTGGCATCAAATATAGGTTTAGAGTTAGCACTTAAAAATTTAATTTCATCTGAACTGCCAAATATAAACTCTAAGCCGCGGAAATTAACGGTGTATTTTGTGCCATCAGTTTGAAATAACATCAGCCAACTGCTGTCATCGTTGGTACCAGTGGTGGTAAAGTCAAACGGCATAGATAAATTTGCATTATCAATACTGATAATTGTCCACGGATCGCTAAAAGTGCTGGTTAATGTGCGGTTGTATTCCAGCGCAAATTCTTGGTAATTAAAAATTAAATTGGCAATAGTACTAAGTGTGCTATTCTGCACCGTGGTGCTCCAAGGAGGATACACACTGTCTACAATAGCACCAGCTGGTATATTTTCGCTTAGTGCCACTGCACCTATAGTTCTTCCAGCAACATAGTTTGCAGTTGTACCATCGCCCAACACTGACTGAATGCCAGCCCAAATTACAGTACGGTCCGTAGGAGCAGTCGGCATACCGGCAAACAACAAATTATCACTGTCAAAGTAATATCCAGTTGGTGCTACAAACTTTACTAGACTATTTGTTAGAAGGTATTTGGTGGTGCTGGTGCTATAATTACCCAGCGAATAAACATTATCCTGGCTGCTTACAAAAAAACCAGTGCTGCTTATACTGTCGTTGCTGGTTTGTTTCCAAAATACAGTGGGACTAGTAGCACCATTTTCCACACTAAGGAAATTGATTGTGGGGAAATATTCATAATAGAACTGTTTCATTTTACTGCCATTAATCAACGGCTGTATTTCTCTAGCAAATAGTTCCAATATATCATTGCGTGTATTAAATGTAAAGTTAAAAGTTTTCTGTGTGGTTTCTTTATAAAACACACCGTCGCTGGCAAATAGGTTACTACTGCTGTACTTGCCAGTGGGGTCATTTATCTCTTGACCGCGCGAAGTACCAGTGCTATAACGATTAACTGCTTTTATCTTAACAATGTCGCTGTATTGGGTGTATGGAAAAATATTATAATCTTCTCCATTAACCATTCTTCCTTGGCTGTAAAATGCTTGCGGTGCTTTCTGTTTGATTTCAGGCAACAGGTCTCTACGACTAGCATTGCTCACAGTGTATTGCAATGCCACAGTTAAACTAAGCGTTTCAATTCGGTTTTGGCGATTGAGATAGGGTATTGTAATCAACACACTGCTAAGATTACTTGGGCTAATACGATAGGTGCTGTTGTTGCTGGTGCGGTAAAACACACGATAGTTGCCTTGAGGAATATCCGAAAATACGCCATCGCCAAATACTAGATCTATCTGATCATTTGCGCGGGTTGCAACACTATACAGTGTTCTGATTCCTTTGCCAACACCGCTATAGATAGCACTGTTGCTGTAGATACCAGCTATCTGTTTCCAAAGCGTGGTTAGGTTTCCACTTGTTAAGTCATAAAGCCAGATGTCTTCGTTGTTGATGTTGTCAGTGTTTATGTTAATGGTGCGGTTAGGTATGCGTTCAACAATGTTAAAATCCTGCGCAACAGTTGTGCCTTGTTTAAACATTAAAAAGAAACCAGTATTGGTACTGTTGTTGCCTTGGCCGTCATTTTGGTAAAGCATGCCAAATTCACCACGCATACCTGGGGCTTGCTCGCTGATATTATCAGTGCCTTGTAATGAAGAACTAACAACTTCAAATGGTACGTTCTGTTGATCAAGTGTGGTGGCAAACTTAAACACAGGCACTGTTGTGGTGGGCAACGAAATATTATATTGTTCGGTAAGGATACCATTTATATTCTTACTGCTGTAGGGTTTACCCACACGGCTGCCGCCAATACTAGCATTGATTATCTGTACAAACTGACTGTACCAATTTGGATTAGCAGTGTCGTTCCAATAGATGCGAGTGTTGGCAAGGTTAGCACCATTTACATCAGTAAGTGATTCAGTAGTACTGATGTTTGTAACTTTCAATACACCACTTGCTGCTTTGTTGCGATTAGGTTGGTAACCCAACTGTTTCACCAACTTTAACACACTGTCTGTGCGTTCAGCTGTGTCTAGGAAATTTTCTCGCGCATTGAGATCAGTTCTAAATGCAGTGCTCTGAGCAGTGAATGCAATTAAATCTAATAAAGCAATAAATTCGCTGCTTTCCACAAAGTCATTGAAATCTTCAGCATAATAGGTGCGGATATAATCCACCATAACCTTACGCATGGTTTCAAAATCGTAGCTTTGAAAGTCAGCCTGCGAGAAGGTGGTATAGAGGGTTTTCCAATCTTGTAAGGCAAACAGGTTACTTTGTCGTGTGCTAGCAGTCATGCGGTTACTCTTTTGAATATTTATTGGTAAAAAAAGTGCTAATATTATAGTAAAGCTAGTTTTTGGCTTTGACTATCAAATTTAAGACTGAGATTAGCAGACTGGTCAGTGTAGGAGAATTTCACTGTAAAATCCAGAAGAATACCGTGCCCATCAGGAGATTCTTGTAATATAATATCCTTTACAAACGCTAGTCTAGGATCACTTTTGATAATTGTTTCTACATTGGTAACTATCTCTAACTTTAATCCTTCAGTTAGTGGATCAAACAACCTATCCCACACAATGCACCCAAAATCTGGATTCATTAGTTTTTCACCTTTGCGGATACTAAGGTTATTCAATAGATCTTGAACAATTAAATCATTGTCTGTTAGACTATATGGCCCAAAAGGCCTACTGATTGTGCTAAAACCGCGGTAAAGAGTTGTCATATGTTTATTTACCTGTTAGCAATTTGGTACAGATTTGCGCAAACTTAAAGGTTCTGATGTTACAGCACCACCGCCTTCTAATGCGCTACCTTCACCAGGAGCATTTACAGCACCCATTATGGTTTGATTTAATGTTTGAGCAGTGCGCGAATTTTGCAATTCAGCAGCAGCACTTGCATTTACTGTGTTGGTATTGTCTATTCCATAAGCAGCCGCAATCTGATCACTCATGTGCGGTACTGATTGCACTTGTCTGCTGTATTCAGCCAATGTATTTGCATCAAGATCGCGTTGACTAAGATCTGGAACATTAGACTTATTATTTTTCTTTATAGCACCAAACCCTACATCTCTCACAAGTGTTGCATGCTGCTGTTGGTCCATCACGCCACTGGTGTTGACCAACACGCTGATTTGTTCTCTAGCTGCTTGTGCAGCTTGCTCGGCTAATTCTAGATTGTTTTGTATTTGTTTTACAAATAGCGGATCATTAGTACTGTTTAATTGTGCGTTTAGCTCTGTTATTAATCGGTTGTTGAATTCTAAAGCTAATTCTGCCTTGCGTAAGAAATACTGAGCATTGGTGTTTGCAGCATTTTGTAGATTATTGCTGCTGGGCATTGCTGCACCTTGGGTAGATGTTTCTGTTTGGTCTCCCAATAGTTTACTATCAAAATATAAATTGTCAATGGGTAGTTCGTCAGTTACCGGCCCTTTAACAGCCGAAAGAGGTATTTGATCTATACTTACTAGGCTTTGGTATGCACCATTTGTATCCACAGTACCCACACTGATGTTTTCACTGCCGCTACGTTGCAATCCGCTTTTAGTTCCTAAATTATTACTGCTAGCACCAGTGAAGCTGCTCTTACCTTCCATCAAACTAGGTGTTAACGGACTTACAAAACCTTTAGTGGATTGATCCGTGTAGTTGTTTTGCCAAGGATAATCGGTGCTGATCAAACTGTTAGCAAATTCTGCTCGAGGTATATTTCTACTTAGAGCACATGCCGTGACTAATTGATCATAGGTATAGGGTTTCATCTTGAAGTATTGCATCACCGCACTAGCCCAAGCAATCACATTGCGGTTTATAGAAAACTCTAAAGGTACTGTGGCGTTTATACCAGTCATATTGGTTATAAAACGTGCTGCAGCCACAGCTTCTCCTGCTGATTCAGTGTTAAGTTGTAGGTATCTACTCATCATTTGCAACGGTGTTGTGTAATTGTTGCTTTGTATTGCATAGAACTGTTGCATCATAGCAGCAATACCATCTTCAGGTTTTAGATATGCAGCGTAACCGTTAGCATTTCCAATAGCAAAGGTGTCATTGGAACTGAATAAAACTTTACCAGGATTATTTTGTTGTTGTAAGAAGCTTTGCGGTGCGGATGGTCCCAACGCTTGTTCTTGGTTCATAAGTTGCGCAGCAGCGTAAGGTGCTGAACTTTGATAATTTAAATTAAGCCCTACTCCGCTATCACGGAAATTTGTAGCCTGTGTATCATATCGGGCATAACTGGGATTGTTTGCTACACTCTGAGCCACTGCGCTGGCTTGTCCACGATAGCTGCCTTGTAACCCACTAACAAATTTAGTAGGACCAATATCCTGGGGTAGTACACCATAATTCTGTTGAACATCACTGCTACCAAAATTAGTACTAGCGCCATATGGACCACTGCCGCCTATAAGTCCGGATTGACTTGCGTAGCTGGGTTGTGCAGCTTGTGAACCATGACCAGCATTGCTCTTGTGAAAAGCATAGGGTTCGTGTGTGGGCATGTTTTCTGGTTCATCAGCTTCTGTTGCACTGTCAGCCAACCATTCTCCTCCACTATTAATATAAATCATTTCACTGTTCATAGTGATTGCGTCTGGGGCATACATGTTAATTGCTTGTATGCAGGTTTGTCGCATGTTGTTGGCATAGATATCTAGGATATCATAACTTTGAATACGTGCAATTTGGGTGCTGAGTATGTTTAGCTCGTTGGTCTCAATGTTTAGCCTGCCGTCAGCTTTGATATCCATGTTGTTACCAGCATGCAGTTTCATATCGTTGTCGCACTCGATATCTATATCGCCATTAGCAAATATCTTAACACCGTCGCCACTATACATGTAGATGTCGCCGTCTGAGTCCATTTCTATCCACGCAGTGCCCTTGCTGTTGATGATGTAGATGAACTCAGCACCCTCCACATCATTCATCTGTATCATATGACCAGCACTGCTGCGCAAACGGAACATGCGATTGTCACCGTTTTCATCACCGTCGTCCATGACAAATTGATGCCCGCCTTTGCGAGCTCGAACAAAATTAAGTTGGCTGGAATCTTCACCATCAATGGTTTCAGCATCTTCAACTTTTGCACCGGGGGTGCTGATACCAAAAACTCCGCTGGGTGTTTCGCGATGAGCACTGCTGGTACCCACACCCCGAAATTCGTCTTCTAATAAACCCTGTTCTTCCCAGATATCTGCCTGTACATCATGCAGTGCTTCGGGTTTTTTCCAAAATTCATTATATTCGTTGGGTTCACTACCTTTATCGTTCCATTCTATAGTTGGTTCAGGATCCCCGCTGTCATCTAATTTTTTACTAAGTCCTGGAACCATATGCAGGCTGGGAAATTCCGGTATGCATCCTATCCAAAAACCCTGTTGCGCATCACCAGCTACAAATATACACAACACCTTAACACCAATGTCAGGCGGAACCATCCACATTCCATATGCATGGGGGCCTTGATTAAAATCCTGTTCGCCATCTGGTCTTTCACTTGCTGGGGGGGTTACCCCATAAAAAGGACTGCAATAATCTACTCCACGCCAAGCTGCCGGATCATCAGCATCTCCGCCAAGTTCAGTAATATAAACCTGCAGTTGACCTGATCTTTTGGGATCCACATTGTTTTTAACAATACCCACATAGGTTCCAGTAAACATTCGTACGCCGTCAGCTTGGAGATGATCATGGTATTTTTGTGTCTTATTAAAATGTGTGGAATATATCTGTGGCATGTGTGTCCTATATTTTTATTGACTCTAAAACCTGTGTGAATTTACCCTGCTTTAATTCGCTCATAACAGACAAAATCTTATAACTGCCAGTAAACTCCGCTGATCCAGCTGAACCGAACCCCCCACTTGCATTATAATCACTCATAGGACTATTAAATGTAAGTTTATAATGTGTTTCTTTACTTAAATCAATACCATCTGATGCTTTGCCGTTCCATATCCAATCTGGATCACCAACTATGGTTAAGTTTATTTTTAACATGTCCACGTGATTATCAAATATACGTTCTACATAATTGGTTATGTCAATTAGTTCTACTTCGCCGGTATTACCGCTGCTGTTTTGTCTATTTGCTATACCACGCACATGATATACTTTTGGGCGCAAGAAAGCTGGCTTACTAGGTTGATTGCCTAGATCTTTAACTGGCAGATTTCCAGCACTGTTGCCGTTACCAGCGTCGCTTGCTGCAGCAGCATCCATAATATCTTGTTCAACATCTGTGTATTGAGCACTACCTGCATTGACAGGAAGGAAAAAGGCTGCTTTATAATCTAAGTCTAAATTTAGTATATCTTGGTTTTGCCCGGTAAAAAAGTAATTGTATTCTTTAACAATGTTATTTGCAGGAGAATATGTAAAACTAATTTTTTCTCCCACATACTCAGCACCTGAGATTGGATATTCGCTAACAATGTATGTGATATTTTTTTGGTAATCATTTTTACTATTAATATAATCTCCAAACTGAACATCAGCATCAAATTTAATATACTTTGCACCGCCTCCAGCTCGCATAAAATCACTGTTTTCTATTATCTTTTTAATGACTTCTGTGATCTTAGTACCAGTTTGAAAATTAAAAACATTCTTATCTATTTTAAGAGTTATATCGCCCTGCCTGCCCTTATCATAATCCTCTTTGGTTGGATTGCTTTTGGGCAATTTATTAAGAGCTATCTTTTCCTTATTAACAACTGCATTATCTCCAATACCATCATTTAAAACAAAGTCGTAGGTATCAGGTTGAACGCCTGCTTTTTCAGCCAGTGTGGCATTAGCGCGATTAAGCGCATCTTTAAGGCTTTTTATACCAGTTGAACTGTCGCCACCGCCACCGTTTACTAATTCTTCCACAGTATTACCTTGTAATTCCAACTGAATATCCACTGAGTTTGTGGTTGGAAGAAATGCAGCCTGATGATAAGGAACACCTGATGCGGAATAAATGCTGCAGCCAGACTTGACATTCATTTTTATTTGCGTGAATTGAAAAGGTATGATTTTACTAGTGATTTTTGTAGGACTACCATCTTGGGTATATCCCAACCATTCTAATTTCAACGCAAAAAACAGCTTGTTCCATCCTACACCTTCTGCATCCAACATATCAAAATAAGCAAACAGATTTGCAGCATAAGGTTCAATGATGTCAAATTTTAAATTTAAAACATCAGTGCCCTGAGTACCGCTGTGAATACCCACTATTGATTTAAGTTGAATATTGTCTATGGTTAAGTCTACTGGAAAAGCACTGTGCCGTGATTCGCTGCCTTCACCGCTATCAGCAAACAGGAATTGTCCACTGCCGATATCCATACTGTTTTTATCCATTAACCATAGTGAACTGCGATAGGTGTAATTAACATAGTCATGCAATATATTAGGGCTAGCATCAGCACCAGCATTACCGCCTGTGGTACCCGTTGAATCTGTAATATTACTATCTCTACTGCCGCCACCAGATCCAGATGTCATAGGAGGATTGGTATAACTTATTTGGGCTTGCCCGTAGTTGTATGCATCATCCACTGTCATATATTAGTTACCTAAACTGGATGTGAGATATTTCCTTTGTGGAAGATAGATCTGAGTACCTTCTGTAAAACTCCACAGTGGATCAGGTAAAGCATTGGGATTTCGCGCTGCAAAAACCCACCACAATGCACTGGTACCATATAAGTCATAAGCCATTAGATCCGGACGTAGATGATAGGTTGCAGCAATGGTGGTTCGTATATCTTCAGGTCTACGTTCAATAGTGCGGTAACTCAACACATCTAAAAATTTATCATCAAATATTTTTGTTGCATAATAAGGACTGCTTTTACTGTAAGCGGTAACGGCCATTAGATAAATCCTCCGCCACTACCAGCAGCAAATTGTTCTAGACTGAACTCGTTGCTGATTTGGTTTCTGCTGTAAGTTGGTGTTAAATTAACGCTGACAGTACATAGGGTAGGCACACGTTGATTTCCATCAGCAGTGGTATAATAGTCTACATCAGCTGGTAAATTCATTTCATAATTGGTTACCACACACGGAACATCTTTAAAGAAATAGGTGCCATGACCGTTTAGGAACACCAACGGTGGTGGTGTACCAGCATTGGAATCTTGGCCATAATACATCTTGGTAACACTGCTAAAAAACCACATAACAGCAGCAAGATACTGCGCTTCTTCTGCTGTATTAGCAGAAAATTCTCCGCTTACGTGTATGTTGTCCACTGCACTGTGTTGGTACATGGGTGTTACATAATTGGTATGAACCAACTGTTGCATTTCGTAACTGGCTTTATGAGTAACAGTAATAGTTGGCGTATAAGGAAATAATACACCACCAGTACCAGCAAGAGCTCCAAGGATATCTCCGCTAACAAAATTACCAGTCTTATCAGCTATCAAAACTTTAGGACTGCTGCTTCCAGCATACCTTTCTGACAGGCGGTTACCGTAGCTGAGTGGATTAGCATTTTTATTCATACCGCTATTACTGAGTCTTGTATCAGTGGGATTACGATTAACATAAGCACGATTACCCACGGTTGGCTTGCTCATGATTCTGCTGTATCTAGTGCTTAATGCCGGAGTTCCGCTGGGAACACCACTTGTTAATATGTTATTAGTAATGGTTGTAGTAGATCCAGGAGAACGTGTGGTACCAGTTGCTAGGTCCAAAGGTTTATCCACTGTTTGATTAACAGCTGGTGTCCTTGCATAGTTCTTTGTGGGACGAGGGGAAAAATCTACCATGATAATCTCTAATAAATATTTATCTAATCATAATATGAGTATATAATAAGAACTATGGCAACAAAACGCACTCCTTACCTCACAAATAAAGATCTCTTAAAAGAGATCCATAAAAGCAAAAATACTTACTGCAGCTATCTGACAGAAGATGATCATCAGTACGATATTATCCTTCCTAGTCTTAGCCGCGTTAATCAACGAACTACAGCTGAAGCAAAACGTGCTAGAGCTGATAGAACCGCAAAAAGAGCGTGGGAGGCTATGACAGCCACCGGCGTTAAATCTAGATTAGATGATCACGCAGTTGATTGGAAGAAAATCTCAAAACACGAAGTGATATTTCGTATTATTTGCTGGGATCATATTCCACTTGCTCCTGGTCGTAAGAAATCACCTAAAGCCACCGCCGATCACCATACCAAAGTAAATTTTCCACCATTCCAACACTATCGCTTCGATGACAACGATGAGTTGATCTGTGTGGGAAAAAGCCATTGGCAAGGTGGATTGCAAAACGGTCATTTCAACCGCGACCATGGTAAGATGACTTCGCAGCTGGCTCGCATGTTTATCAAACTGTGTGAACGCTATGGTTCAAAAGGAAACTGGCGCGGTTACACATACAATGATGAAATGCGCAGTCAAGCATTACTTCAACTATCACAAGTGGGATTACAATTTGATGAAAGTAAATCTAATAATCCTTTTGCTTATTATACTGCAACTATCACTAACAGTTTTACTCGCGTCCTCAACGTCGAAAAACGAAATCAAAATCTCCGAGACGACATCCTCGAAATGAACTCTTTGAATCCTTCGTATACTCGTCAAACTGAAAACGCTATCAAAGCTGCTGAATCAGTACCCAGTACCCCAGCAGTTATTACACCTGCTCCGTCAGAGTAATATAGACCTTTTCTTTAAGAGGCAGTATAGTAGATTATATGACAAATCTATTCAGTAAAGCCGCGATCTTTACCGATCTCCATCTAGGTTACAAAAGCAACAGTGCTGTTTTCAACGCTGATTGTGAAGCCTATATGGATTGGTTCATAGATCTTGTAAAAACAAACGAATGTGACACGGTGCTGTTTCTTGGTGATTTTCATCACAATAGAAACAGCATCAACATCAACACGATGGACTACAGTCTGCGCATATTAGAAAGACTGGACACATTGGGCTTGCGTGTTATGTTTATTCCCGGCAACCATGATCTTTATCACAAAGACAAACGCACACTCAGCAGTGTCAAATACATTGATAAGTTCAAAAACATACAGTTGATCAACGATCAGTATACTGAAGGCGATGTTACCTTTGTACCTTGGCTTATTGGCGAAGAATACAAGAACATGCGCCGCGTGAAAAGTCAGTATGTTATGGGTCATTTCGAACTACCGCATTTCAAGATGAATGCCATGGTAGAAATGCCAGATCATGGCGAGATTAATTCCAAAGACTTTGACAACGTGGGTTTGGTGTTTACCGGTCATTTCCACAAACGTCAGCAAAAAGGAAACGTGCATTATATTGGTAATG